ATTTAATTGATTTGTTTATAAACGATTGTGAGATGCTTCAAGGTGGTCTTGGTAATTACAATTCATTTACACATTACGATATACGCAAAATAAAAGCACGTTGGGATTATAGAAAGTAATATGAAGCTATTAAAAGACTTATTACATTTTATAATGTTTTTATGTGGTGCAATAATAAGAATAGATAATATTAACTATCCAAATATACTAATGTTAATTAACAGAATAATTATTACAATATTTTTAATAATATGTTTACAATTAAATTATTTTGTAAACTTAAAAAGGTACAATTAAAATGAAAAAGATATTAGATTGGTTTAGCGGTGGTGTAATTAAAGAGGTAGGTAAAGTAATAGATAATTTATTTACTACTAATGAAGAGCGTATAAAAGCTAAAAACGAAGTATTTAAAGTACTAAAAGAACAACAATTAGAGTTACAGAAACTACAAACAGAAATAATATTAGCAGAAGCAAATGGTAATTGGCTACAAAGAAGTTGGCGACCAATACTAATGCTTTCTTTTGGCTTTATAGTTATTTATGTAAAATTTATAGCACCTATGTTTAGTTTACCTATACCACCTTTAGAAGACCAATTTTGGAGTTTACTTAATTTAGGTATTGGCGGATATGTAGTTGGTAGAAGTGCAGAGAAAGTTATGAAAGAATATAAAAAGTAAACCCCACATTAAAACGTGGGGCAACAGTTGATAAAAAGCATTAAAACGCTTCTTATCTTTGTGTTGGTAAAACATTAAAACGATTTTACAACACGGTATATAGTTAATGCCTAAGTCCGTGCCTTACCATCATTTTCCACTTCTTTAGCCATAATTAAAATATTTTTTCTAGCCCATTCCACCCCAGCTTCAAAACCTTTTTTAAGTTCTTTATAACTATTTGTTTCGTGCATATCAAAATAATTATGTGCATAATATTCAGATGCTTTTTCAATTTGTTGTTTTGTGTTTTCCATTTTATAAAATATTTTAATTATTACTTCTGTTCTTAATTCAATCTTCGTACTATTTACACGGCACTAACCATATACCTATACGTTGTAAATAATACTAAATAGGCTCAGCCATTAGGCAACAGTAAAATTTATCAACATCATAATCTTTTAAATGTGTTGTTTTTTTAGTCCTTAAGTTTTTAATTAAACAATATTCATATCTAATTTTAACCCTACTTGCATCATTAAATGCGTGTTTAAATTTATATTTTTTAATAATTTTAAACCTATCCTCTGGCAATCTTTTATAGCGTGCCATTTTTTTCAAGCACTCTTCAATATTAAAACCTCTCAATATATCTGCATCTATTTCATACCAAGAAAACGGAAAATAAAACTCTTGACCAATTGCGTAATCTTCAAATTTATACCCACTACCCATAAAACACACAGTGTCTATATTTCTTGATTTTAATAATTCTAAATATTCTTTCTCTTTCCACATAATATATTATTTACAACACTATCCAAAGTGAATTAAAACGCCATTTTACACTAGACGTTGGCAGTAACTAAGAATTAACTCATTTTGCAACTACCTAAAACCCATTCAATTTTTCTAACAAGTTCTGGTTTTTTAAATCCATTTTTGCAATAATTGTTTATTAATTTAAAAAGGTCTTTCTCAAATTCAGAGCCACTACTGCCAACACCAGATAAATTTAATTGCTCTAAATGGTATTTTTGCATATTTTCTGATATGTGTTCAATCATTCCATCGTCCATATAGTCATAATCAGATAATCCTTGCTTATATAAAAACTCTTTGGCTTTTTTGTTCATTGTTTATTTATTTAATTTATTAATATTCTATCCGCAACTAACCTTAACCGTATACGTTACCCACCATTAACCTCTATAAGTTGCTTAACATTCCAATAGGCTTGTGCGTAATTTGTAATTCATTCCAATGATGTGTAAAGTTTAAGGTTACTGTAGATTGTTTGGGTTGCACACAGCATTCTTTTTTTTCGCTGCAACGAGTTAAAAGCACGAACGTTAAAATTAATAAACAGTATTTTTTTCTCATTTTATTTGAATGATTAATCCATCTGAAAACCCTTTGTTTTCAGGAATGTCTCCATCTTCACTACTGCTTTCTCCAACGGCAATAATTGTTTTGTTAATTCAATTATAAAAGTTTTATAACAACTCTCTTTTGTAGCTAATCTCGCTTCTTTCTCAATATTTAAAGGGCAGTCTTTTAATTCCGCTAATACTGTTTTTAATCTACGCTCGTAATCTTCTTTTAATTCTTTCATAATGTTTTGTTTTTAAATTTTCGCACTAACCATATAACCATACGTTGTAAACAATTATGCCCTAGAATAAATGTTATCAAAACACTCATTGCAAAAACCTAACTTTTGTGTTGGCTTACAAAGACAGTTAGCGCATAACTGCTCGCTATCGCTTTCACAACAACGTGTATAATTATCATCTTCTACTGTTTTAACACATTCTATTACTAAATTAATTAGTTCTTTTTGGTTCATCTTTATTTATTTACTTTATTAATATTCTACACATCTAACCTTAACCTTACAAGTACGTTAAGCAAATATACAAAATAATTTAATAAGTAAATGTTAAAGTTTGTTAAAGTATTTTTTAATTGAACATATTTATTCTCTTATACGAGTAAATATTTTTTGATAATAATGTTTTCTAATATTTTTTGATAAATATATATTTGTAATATCCAAGCCAATTATTAAAAAGTAATGCTTTAGTTTTATTATGGGATAAATTTACGGGTATTTTTTTTGATAATTGCTATATTTCAACATTACTATTTATTTATTTATTAACAAGTCTTATTTTATAAGGCTTTCTTTAATGTGTTAACAAGTAAATTATTATTCAACTATATATATACTGTATATTTGAATAGGGATTGATTAACCTTACTATCTTGTTTTTTTTCATTAACACTTGTTTTAAATAGAGGTCAGAAATGGCTTCTATTTTTTTTAACATTTTTTTAACATCTTAAATAGTTGTAGAACTAAAAAGAGGTTGTAAGTTTGCTTCATAATTAATCACTAAAACAAATAATATGGAAGAATCATTAACAATTTTACAAGAGTACGCAATTGCATCTGATAATTTATGGCTTGCTGGCAAATTACAATTATTAGAAAAAGAAATTGAAATAGACATATTAAATGCAGAAATAAAAATGCTTGACAAATTTTAAATTATGAAAGAAAGTAGAAAAGATTTTATTAAGAAAGCGCACAAGAACGCTTGTAGTGAGTGGAAGACTAATATTGAAAAAGAGTTTCCTAAGTTATTTAAAAAGGATGCTTTAGTGGTTGGGAAATGGTATAAACTAGCTAATTCAGGAGACCATATAACTGGGTTAGACCGAGACCATAACCTTATATTTGTAGAAGAGTTTAATAAATGTAATATAGCTAAAAGGTTTAATGAATTATTCGAAGAAAACGTACATTTATTATATGAAAATCATTTATTTGGACACAATCCTAGCGGTAAAAAAGTTTGCTATTTGGGATGTAAAACTACTATTAAAGGTCTAACACTAGCAACCGACAAAGAAGTAGAGCAAGCACTTATTAAAGAAGCTAAGAAGAGAGGGTTTAAAAAAGGGGTTTACTCTAAGTGTTTGTGGAACAAAATTACTAAAAAATTAGAGCAAGGTGGATTTCATAACGATAGAAATGAATTATGGTTTTGCGGAGCTCATATATTTGACAACGGTAAATGGGCAGAAATAATATAAACCATTACAAAAGAACAAGCAGAAAAAGAATTAGGTAAAACAATTTTAAATTAAATTATGAAAGTAAATGAAGTAGCTTGGGCAAACTTAAAAAAGCAAATAGAAATGCACTTAAAAGAAGATCCTAATTTAACAGATGTAAAAATTAATTATCAAATGAAAATACCAACTTTTGGAACAAGAAACTATTTAAACTTAAATGTTTCAATTAATAAATAAAAATTAACTATATTTACAAAAACAAATTTAAACAAATGAACAAATTAAGAAAGATTCAAGCCGAATTAAAAGCACCCAAATCACAACGCAATTCGTTTGGTAAATACAACTATCGAAGTTGTGAAGATATTTTAGAAGCAGTTAAACCGCTTTTAGATAAATACGAATGTACATTAACAGTTTCAGACGAAATTAAACAATTAGGAGATATTATATTTGTAGAATCAATTGCAATTATATCTGATGGAGAAAACCAAGTACACACTAAAGCACAAGCTGGAATAGACCCAAATCGTAAAGGTATGGACATTGCACAAAGTTTTGGTAGCAGTAGTTCATATTCAAGAAAGTATGCTTTAAATGGCTTATTTTTGATTGATGACACTAAAGATGCTGATAGTACAAATACTCACGGAAAGGAAGGTAAAGCACCAAAAGCAACTGCAACTTCTGATAAAGAATGGCTAAATAAGGGTACTGCTGAATTTACAAAAGTACAAGCATATTTAAAAGGCGGTGGTACACTTTCAAACGTAGAAAAGAAATACAAAGTTTCAAAAGAAACAAAGGAATTATTAACTAAATAAATTAGAAATCAATTAAAATTAGAATTATGAGCAACAAAAGTTATTTATTAGGAGATGTAGAATTACATTTAGAAGAAATTAAACAGTTATCACAATACTTTGAAAGTATTTTAACTTACAATTCTCAAAAAAAGTTAGTACCAAAGAAAGATGAAAACGGAAAAGAGTTGAAGAAACTTAAATTAAACTTTTCAATTTTTGAAGAAGGTAACTACGGTAAAAATGTATCTTTTACAATTCCACAAAGCAAAGAGCAAAGGGGTTTTTCGAAGAAAAGGTACGTTGCAAATGGTAAAATTTATTATGCATCAGATGACTTACAGGGTTTTGTACAAAAGTCAGAAGCTAAAGTAGAAGTTCAACAAGAAGAAACAGTAGATTTACCATTTTAATTAATTAATTCAAAGGGGTGTTAATAGCATCCCTTTTTTATTCTATGTGGATATATAAAGACCAAATTATAAAAGAAATAACTGATTTTCCAGAAGATGCAATAGGCTTCGTTTACAAGATATTTAACAAAAAAATAGACAAATACTATATAGGTAAAAAGATATTGCTTAATAAGCGTACTAAACCACCATTAAAAGGATATAAGCGTAAAAGAGTTGAATGGGTAGAAAGTAATTGGTTGAAATATACTGGAAGTAATTCAGAAACAAAAAAATGGTTAGTTGAAGATTGTGAAAGAAGAATAGTTTACATTTGTTATAATCGCACAATGATGACTTATTACGAAACCGATTTACAATTTCAAGAAAAGGTTTTAGAAAGGGATAATTTTCTAAACGATAATATTTTAGGTAAATTTTTTAAAACAAGAATAATCAAATATAAAGAAGATGAATCAAACAAGTATACAAGATGATAGTAAAGAAGTTAAAAGAATGGAGATGCAACTTTTGTATGATGATGCTTATGTTGACATATCAGAAGAAGTAAAATACCCACCAGTAGCAATTAGTTGTGGTTCTTACACAGAAAAAAATACAGATGGAACAAGTTCAGAATATCCAATACCTTTAGGAACTTACGGAAACTTCAGTTTCGTACAAGCACAACCAAAAGTTGGTAAATCATTTTTTACAAGTTTGTTAACATCTGCTTACTTAAATAACGGAAACAAATTTACTGGTAAAATAAAAGGGCATAGAAAAGGTAGAAACGTAATTCACTTTGATACAGAACAAGGAAGATTTCACGCTCAAAAGGTTTTTATAAGACCGATAATGATGAACGGTTTAGAAACTGATGATAAATATTATACTTACGCTTTAAGAAATATGAGTCCATCAGATAGGATTGATTTTATTGATTACGTTTTAAGTGATGTTTTAGATGGAAAGAATATAGGTTTAATAATTATTGATGGAATTGCTGATTTAGTTGCTGATATAAATAATCTTGAACAATGTTCTATGGCAGTTCAAAAATTAATGAGTTGGACTGATGAATATAAATGCCACATTGTAACGGTTATACATTCGAATTACGGAAGTGATAAACCAACTGGACATTTAGGAAGTTTTTTAGAAAAGAAAGCAGAACTTCAAATTAAGTTAGAAGCAAATCACGTTAACAAGGGCTGGGTTTCAGTTGAATGTAAAAGAAGTAGAAATAGAGGTTTTGAACCTTTTAGCTTTTTAATAAATGAAAACGGTTTACCAGAATTTGTTGACAATTCTTATGAATTTTACCATTAATATATTTTCAGTATATTAGCATATATGCAAAACTGGAAAGAGAAAGACTTATTCGAATGGTTAAGTAACAACCATTACAAAACATTAGTAAATAGTAAAAACCCAATTTCAAGATGGGATTGCTATGATATTGAAACTCAAAATAGAATAGAATTAAAATGTAGACGAAAACATTATAGCACTTTAATTTTAGAAAAGAGCAAATACGATGCTATGCTATTGGAATCAAATAAAAATTTAGATATACCAATTTACATTAATAGCACACCAGAAGGTGTTTACTTATTTAACTTAAATGAAATAGATATAAAATGGTTTACAAAATCATTACCAGCAACAACTGAATTTAAAAAACGTATTTGGGTGAAAAAAGAAATAACAGAATTACAAGTAGTAAAAGCAATTAAATTAAAATAAAAACAATGGAATCAATCACACTATTAAATAAGGAAGTATTTAACAAAGAAGAAATATTAGTTAAAATGATGGATGATACGTTTTACTACGGTTATCTTGGTAAACACGCTTTATCTTCATCAAGTTGTAAAAGTCTTTTAGAATCTCCAGAAGCATACGTTGCAATGTTAAATAAACCACCAAAGGAGAAAGAACCTCAACCGTTTAGGGATGGCAGACTAATTCATTTGTTAAGTTTAGAACCACATAGAATAGACGAATTAACAATTATAGAAAGCACCAAAGGAAGTAAAGCATATAAGTTAGCAGTTGAAGAACAATTACCACAAACAGTTTACACTTTAGCAGAACTAAACAGATGTAAGGCAGTTGCAGAAGCGGTGCTAAACAATAAAGATTTTAATAGGTTAGTTAAACAAGCAGAATTTGAAGTGCCAGAAATAGGCTATTATAACGATTTACCATTTAGGGGAAAAGCTGATATACTTTTACAAGGTATTGTTGTAGATTTAAAAACTACAAGTGATATAAGTAAGTTTTCAGAATCTGCTTTACTTTACAATTATGATTTACAAGCTGCACTATATTTAGAGTTGTTTGGAGCGTTTGAATTTAATTACGTTGTAGTTGATAAACAAACAAAGGAAGTTGAATTTGTTACATTATCAGATGAATTTATTGCTGGTGGTTATGAAAAGTTAAAAATAGCAACTGACAATTATAAAAAGTATATTGATAATAAAAAATTTTACGAACAATATTATTATAATAATTTAGAAGCGAGTAGTAAAGCTTTAAGTTTAAGTGAGTCTATCTTAAAAAGAATAAAACATATATGATGAAAGAAGCAAAAGCATTTCTAATATCTAATTTAAAAAAAATATTTTTAAAATTAGAGAATGTTGAAATTTCTTATGAATTCAGAGATTCGTCTCAAACACACATAGTTGAAGTTAAGCCTAACTCAATTTATAAAACTTGTGAAAAATATATAAAACAAGAAATAGAGCTTGAAGATTCTTTTTACAAGAATTTCCCAGCTGAAACAATGCTTTTTATTACTGAAGATTCTTTAACTAAAATAAAGTCTCCTGATTTAGTTCTAAAATATAAGTTGGCATACAACATATCTAATTCTTACACACCAATTTTATTAAGTTCACTTTTGACTAAAAATCAATTAGCAAACGCTGGTGAAAATAATTACGCTTTATCTTCATCAAGTTGTAAAAGTATATTGATAATAAAGAATTTTACGATAATAATTTTAAATCAATAACTAAATAATATGGAAGCAAAAGAATTAAGGATTGGGAATTTGTTTAGATTTATTTCTACTAATTCCATTGAATATGTGTCAGATATTAAAACTAATGGATTAAAAACTCCAGTAATTAATAATGTTAGTATAAAAGATACTGAACCAATACCACTAACAGAAGAATGGTTGGTTAAGTTTGGGTTTGTTTTAGATTTAGACTCACACCGAATCACCTACCTAAGCAAGCACATAACAATCTATATGCAAGATGGTATTTTTTGGTGTGATATGCTATGGGGTTGTTTAGAATTAAAACACGTACACCAATTACAAAACTTATACTTTGCATTAACTAACGAAGAATTAACAATTAAATGGTTATGGAAGATAGACAATGCAATCAATTAAATTCAGTTGCTTATAATAGTTGTGTAGATAGTTACTATCAAACAAAAGATAAAAATGATGTGTACGAATATTGGCTTTACCTTGTAGAAGCTGGTAGGGTTTGCGAAGCAAAAGGTGTTGAAAAGGCATTGGAATTAATTACATTACTTGAAGACTTGAATATATATGGCAAAGGCAAAGAAGAAGATAACGATTAAAAACTGCAATTACGATGCAATGCTTTACTGTTTCAGAAAAGGCTTTAGGATTTATCCAAAGGTTTCTGGTTCTAAATTTAAAGTGTTTTATACTTTAGGAGGTAACGGACAGTTTTATATGAAAGGCAAAGAATTTAGTGCAGGAGAATCTTATCAAGCAATTTGGGATTTATACACAAAGATTTACGAATACGATAAAAACAAATAAAAGATGAATAGTTTAGAAAAATTATTAGAAATTACAGAAACATTTAACAGAGAGTTAGAACTTGAAGAACAGAAAGACGACAGAAAAGGTATGCCAGTTTACTCTGGTGTTCTTACTTATTTTCCAGATGCTTTAAAAGAAGTTGCTAAATGTAGTTTAGCTGGACAGAAACAACATAATCAAGGAGATAAATTATATTGGGATAAAAATAAAAGTTTTGATAATGAAGATGCTTTAGTCAGACATTTAATAGACCATTCAAAGAATCCAGTTGATGAAGATGGTGTATTGCATTTAGCAAAAGTAAGTTGGAGGGCATTAGCATCGTTGCAAATATATTTAGAGAATAGATAATAAAAACGTTTAATAAAGTTTATAAGGGTGGCAAATAGCTATCCTTTTTTTATGCCTAAATTTTATTTAAATGTTAAATTATGTTAAAGTTTGTTAAAAGATAGTTCATAAACTAAAAATAGGTTGTATCTTTGGTGTATAATTAAAAACAAACAAGATGAAAAAAAGTAAACAAGACCAAGTATTATCAAACCAAGTGCATTTAGTAGTAATGACAATTATAGTAATAATATTAATCACAACAAACTTTTAATATGAAAAGAGCAATAGAGTACTTTGCAGAGTTTATGGTATATTTAGTTATGACAATGTCAGTATGTTTTTTAGTGCTAACGTTTATATCAATGATCATTAAATTATTTACAAGGTAATTATGACAGAAGCAATACAAGTTCTTATAGAAACAATTGAACCATCATACGAAACAACTGGTAGTTATCAATATCCGCTTCCTAATGAAGTAACTTTATCTATTGATAGTAGTACTTATGTTATAGACTTAAACCTTAAAGAGAGTGTTTTAAAAGCTGAAATATGGAACGCTGAAGATGAAATAGAATTGACAAGTGAAGATGTAGATTTTATTTACAATTATCTTGATGGCTTATTAGAAGAAGAAATTGATTTAACTAAAAGATATTACGAAGAAGAAAAGTATCAAGAACAAACATCATATTATATAAGATAATGGAATTAACAAAAAAACAATTAAAAACAAACAAGATGAACACACAAGAAATTAAAAGAGGAGAGTACAATGCTTATTACCAAATAAGTGAATTAAAAATGGCAACAGTTAATAGAGATACTGTAACAAAACACGCTGAAAATTTTAAATCAAAATTAAATGATTACGGATGGATGATGCCTATTGTTGTATCTTCAAAAGGAGA